AAAACAACTAATACACCAATCAGTGTTGAAATTAGTAAAGTAAGAAATCGAACAGTAGTAGGATAAACATGAAAAAAATATTAATATTAATAATGCTAACATTAACAACTATAGCATTTGCACAAAAACAAAAGCCAATGAATATATATGATTTCCCAATCACTAGAGTTATTGATGGAGATACTGTAGCATTTCAAGCAACATTCTTACCACCACCATTAAAACAAGAATTAAGTATTCGTGTATTTGGTGTTGATACACCTGAAAAAGGTCATAGAGCAATGTGTCCAAGTGAGGACCAGCGTGGTCAAGCCGCTACTGCATTTACTAAGAATGCTATTACTAAAGCACAGAAACGTCAAGTAGCTATTGCTGATTGGGATAAGTATGGTGGACGTGTATTGGGTGATATATTACTTGATGGACAAAGTTTAAGAATGATGCTAATACAGAATGGATTTGCAAGAGAATACTACGGAGAAGCTAAAACTTCTTGGTGTAACTAACACCCTTAGGACCGTAACTTAGTTACGAGGGTAGGCGGCTTCTGCCTTAAGTTATCCAATTCGCTACTGGACCTTATAAGTGAGCATAAATACTAATATGAGAGCAATAGAACTATACGAATCAGCCGCAAGTGACCTAGCTAAGAAACTTCCTAGCTTAGAGAAACACGACTATAATACCATTGATAAGTTAATGAGAAAGATAGCAAAGAAACATCGTATAACCGGTGATGCATTGCATGATTTGTTTGTTAGAAAATATCATAAAACCCCAGACAGTTGGATTAAAGATAAACTAGATGAGAGTGAACAAGAAGATTTGAATAATAATCCTATCGTAAAAAAGTTTCTTGCTTGGACAAGTAAGAAGTTAAATTTAGAAAGTACTCCAAAAATAGAGTTTAGTTATGATAGTGATGAAGCACAAGAAGGTCATCATACTGGTAGACATAATCCAGATACTGGTGAAGTATGGGTTTACTGTGCTAATAGAAATTTAGTAGATATATTACGCACGGTGTTCCATGAGTTAACACATGTACGTCAGGGTGAATTAGATATGATTAAGCCGGGTGATAGTTATCCAGGTAGTCCAATAGAAGCTGAAGCGGATGTAATGGCTGGAAAATATATTAAAATATTTGGCAAAGCTCATCCAGAAATCTTTCAATAAAACTTAATCTATGCTACAATGCATAGATGATTAAGTTAACAGTACCCTTACCCAAAAGTATTACAATCGCATGTAGCGGTGGTGTAGATAGCATGGCAGTAGTTGACTTTCTAAGTCGTAAACATGATATCACTATTGCCCATTTTAATCATAGAACACAAAATGGTGAAAAAGCCGCAGAGTTTGTTTCCAGATATTGTGGTGATAATAATATTGTTATGCTATACGGCTCACCTCGCAGTCAAAAAGGTAGTAAAGAAAGTCAAGAAGAATACTGGCGTAGAGAACGCTATGAATTTCTAAGTGAACTTGGTCCTGTTGTCACGTGTCATCATTTAGATGATTGTGTAGAAACATATATTTGGTCAAGTCTTCATGGCACACCCAAAGTTATCCCGTTAACAAGAAACAATGTAATCAGACCATTTCTAACTACTAGAAAACAAGATTTTATCTATTGGTGCGAAAGTCATAATGTACCCTGGATTGAAGATGAATCAAATAAGAATTCCAGATATACCCGAAACTATATTCGCAACGAACTAATGCCGCATGCATTACATGTCAATCCAGGATTACCTAAATTGGTAAAAAAGATTGTAGAAGGTAAGCAAAATACTTGACTTCTCTACACACATCAAGTATACTAACTAATTATTTAAGGAGAAACTATGTCAGATTATAACAGAACCTTTAACGGTGAAGCAAAAATTAAACTAACTCAACTAGTCAATGAAGGTATGCACGTACTACATGAAATTGATACATTGAATGGTGGATTAAGCGATACTATTAAAGCAGTTGCAGAAGAACTTGAAATCAAGGCTTCTACATTGAAAAAAGCAATTAATGCACGTACTACATGAAATTGATACATTGAATGGTGGATTAAGCGACACTATCAAAGCTGTAGCAGAAGAACTTGAAATTAAAGCTTCTACATTGAAGAAAGCAATTAAAATTGCTCACAAAGCTTCATTGGGTCAAACTAACAAAGACCATGATGAACTCAACACTATTTTGGAAACAGTGGGCAAAACACTTTGAGTTACATTGACGCTATTCATAGCAGGGATGAGGATCGTATCTACGTTGTAGAGAGGGATAATAACGGCAAGCGTCAATACAAAGAATACCCTACTAATTACGTATGTTGTAGAGAGGGATAATAACGGCAAGCGTCAATACAAAGAATACCCTACTAATTACGTATTGTATTATCCTGATCCTAAAGGTAAACATCGTAGCATCTATGGCAATCCGGTCAGTCGTTTTAGCACTCGCAAACGACAAGAATTTGAAAAAGAAAGACGCATACATTCAGGTAAGAAATTATTTGAAAGTGATGTACCAGTAGTCTTTCGCTGTCTAAGTGAAAACTATCTTGGAATTGATGCTCCTAAACTTCATACTTGCTTCTTTGACATTGAGGTGGACTTTGATCCTGAAAAGGGTTTTAGTCCTACTAGTGATCCATTCAATCCTGTTACAGCTATCAGTTGTTACTTAGATTGGCTAGATCAATGTATTACATTAGTGATTGCTCCAAAACATATGAGCAGTGAAACAGCCCTAGAAATCACTAATGAGTTTGAAAATACAATGCTATTCAAATCAGAGAAAGAAATGTTTGACGTTTTCTTTCAACTAATAGATGATGCTGATGTATTAACTGGTTGGAACTCAGAGGGATATGATATACCCTATATGGTCAATCGTGTTACTAGAGTGATGAGTAAAGATGACACACGCAAGTTTTGCTTGATGGGTCAATTACCTAAAGCACGTGAATACGAACGATTCGGTAAGAGTGAAACAACATATGACTTGGTAGGTCGTGTTCATTTGGACTATTTACAACTATACAAAAAGTATAACTATGAATCACGCCATAGTTACAAACTTGATAGCATCGGTGAGATGGAAGTAGGTGAAAACAAAACACAATATGAGGGTACTCTTGACCAACTGTATAACAAAGACTTTAAGAAGTTTATTGAATACAATAGACAAGATACAATGTTGTTGGTGAAGATTCACAACAAACTTAAGTTTTTAGAATTAGCTAATCAACTTGCACATGAGAATACAGTACTGCTTCCAACAGTAATGGGTTCAGTAGCAATGATTGAGATGGCAATTTTTAATGAAGCACATGAACGTGGCTTAGTAGTACCAGATAAAAAACGAAAGGTTGAAAATGAAGAAGATGTCCAGCAGGCAGCAGGTGCCTTTGTTGCTACGCCCAAAAAGGGAATGCATGAATATGTCGGAGCAGTTGACATTAACTCACTCTATCCCTCGGTTATTCGTGCCCTCAACATGGCAGGTGAAACCATCGTTGCTCAGGTCAGACAAACAATCACTGACCAATATATGCAAGACAAAGGCGTGCGATTAGCAAGTGAAAAGAAACGTCACAAAGAAGGTGATGACGCAGTTACAGGAAGTATTCTATGGGAGAATCTGTTTGGTGCATTAGAGTACACCGCAATCATGAACCAAGAACGTGGTACAATTCTTACTGTTGACTTTGAAGATGGTCGTAGTGTAGAAATGTCAGCGGCAGAAGTTTGGAAGATGGTCTTTGATAGTCATAAGCCCTGGATGTTAAGTGCTAATGGTACTATCTTTACTTATGAAAAAGAAGGTGTCGTTCCTGGTCTACTCACACGTTGGTATACAGAACGTAAAGCTATTCAGAAACAAGCTAAAGAAGCATATGGTACTGATATGTTTGATTACTACGACAAACGACAACTTGTTCGTAAGATTCTACTTAACTCAGCGTATGGTGCCTTGTTAAATGAACATTGCAGATTCTATGACAAACGCATCGGTCAATCAGTAACACTATCCGGTAGACAAATTGTTAAACATATGATGAGTACTATCAACGAAACAGTCGAAGGTATTTATTCACATGAAGGCAATGCTATTGTGTATGGTGATACAGATAGTTGTTACTTCACAGCTTATCCAACACTAAAGCCCCAGATTGATAAAGGTGAACTTGAGTGGAATAAAGAAACTTGTATTGGTCTATATGATGGTATTGCTGAACAAGCTAATGAATCATTTCCTGCTTTCATGGAGAAAGCATTTCATGCTCCAAGAAAGAACGGTGCTATAATTAAAGCTGGTCGTGAACTGATCGGTGATCGTGCTATCTTTATTGTTAAGAAGCGTTATGCTATTAACATCTTTGACAAAGAAGGTAAACGCAAAGATAAAGATGGAGACTTGGGTGATATCAAAGCTATGGGTCTTGACTTGAAACGTGCTGATACACCTAAGTATGTACAAGAATTCTTAATGAATGTACTACAAATGGTCCTTCAACAAGGTAAAGGTCGTACTGAAGTCATTGAAGCGGTCAAAGACTTTAAGCGTATACTAACTGCACAGGACAGTTGGACTAAAGGTTCGCCTAAAGGTGTAAACAAACTTACAATGTATGGTGACTTAGAAGCTAAAAGTAGTACGGGCAGAGCTAATATGCCCGGTCACGTAAGAGCCGCACTTAATTACAATTACTTGCGTAGAGTTAATGGAGACCAATATAGTCAAAAGATTATTGATGGTATGAAGGTTGTTGTATGTAAACTTAAAAGTAATCCATTAGGGTTTACAAGTGTGGCGTATCCGGTTGATGAATTGCGTTTGCCCAAATGGTTTACAGAGTTACCATTTGATGATTCAGCAATGGAACAGACGTTAGTAGATGAAAAGATTGATAACTTATTGGGTGTATTAGATTGGGATATTCGTAGCAATACAGATACCAACAGTACGTTTGATGATTTATTCAGTTTCGGTTAAATTGGTGTTGCTATTCGTAATATATTCCTATATAATACGTATCACAACTACCTAAATAGTTAAAACAAAGGAAAAACATGAAAGATAATTTACAAGATTTAATTCAACATACACATGGCTTAGGCTGTATTGAGTTGATTAAGGTCAGTGG